ATTCTAATGCTGTACCGCCTGAGTTTACTTTTACAAATCTTCCTTCATTACCTGAGAAGTTTGAAGGAGTGTCTGTCAATCCTGTAAATGCTGTCGTAATAGTTGGTCTATTGTTTAAGTTATTGTAGTTTAAGAAATATGTGCTGTCTAAACCATCTAGTGTATCAGCATCTGATCCACCGCCACCACCTGTTGCGTCAGCCGCCGGTTGCCATTTTGTACCACTCCATTTTAAAACTTGTCCTGAAGTTGGTGGAGTAGATGTTGTGTCAACGTCAGATAAAGTATCTATTCCAAAACTTTGTGTAAGTTCTAAACCATCTTCTGCTGAATTTACTCTTAAAAATCCACTTCCGAATCCGCTGAAAGAACTTGGAGTGTCAGTCAATCCAGTAAATGTTGTTACGCCGGCACCACCGCCACCGCCGCCACCAGATACTGTTCCTGGTTTCCATTTTCCGCCACCTGCGTCCCAAACTAATGCTTGTCCGTTTGTCGGAGCCGCTGTCGTTGTGTCTACATCTGATAGAACATCAATGGACTTATTTGCATCTGCAAGTTTTACCCATTGTCCTGCGTGAGCATAATAAGCCGCATTCTCGGCGTGTACGTGGGCGAACATTCCGTGATATGTGACTGCACTTGGTAAACTTGCCAAATTGTCATAGTTGAAGGCAACCTTGTTGGCGCCTGGTGCGTTTAATAAATTATTTTGTACGACTGTTAGTGTCGTTCCGTTTCCAAGTGCAGTGTATAATTCACTGAAATTGGAATTCAGTTTTGTACCGGCATCACGTAACGAGTCACCCTGACCATCGTTAGGTAAAGTACCAGTGTTAATTAATTGTCTTGTCATTCTTCGTATCCTCCCACGTTTACGTTCTATCGAATGTTATTTCGTTACTATCAAATTTAATTGTGTTCTTATCCATAGTAAACACTCTTGGTTGTGTCACTAAAGTTTCATCAGTTTGTGGATACGTGATAGTACCGTCTCCTACTTTACTGTTTAATCGAACAACAAATTCTCCTTCGCTGTTGATGTAATAATTTAAATTTACATCGTCCCATCTAAATTGTTCGTACTTTAAATTTTTAAATGGTTTAGCGTGATTTAAATCTCTTCCTTCGTAAAAATCTTCACCTTGGTCAAAACCTTCGTAGTTGTCAACTATTGCTCCTGGCACGTTAATTGTTACAGGATCATTTGCTTGTAGTTGGTCAACTTTTCCAATGTATAAAGTTCCTTCGTCTGTTCTTCTTAGTCCGTAGAAGTATCTCGACTTTATACCATTTTCTAAATATACAACTGTATCCTGTCCAACCGTATTTGACATCTTAACTTATCTCCACGTAACTTAATACACAATCAATCGAATCGTTAATATTTGATTGTACGTTTAAACTGTTTTGACTTGCAACAATTAATTTTTCTCCAGAGTTTAATACACGTAAACTGGAGTTGGGTGCAATCAATACGTCTTTTACTATAAAACCTGTAACTGAATCTGGAGTTGCTGTTAAAGTTACACTTGCTTTTACAACTGATTCTGTCAAATTTGCTAAAACCATACCAACAACAGTTGTATAAATTCCGTTTCCTGCCGTGTAAACAGAGTTAGGTACAGTTCCTATGTTTTTTGTTACATTGTTTCTAAAGGTCGTTGCCATTTTATTCTATCCTAATGTTACCGCCATTTGTACGGCTATTTCTGTTGCATCAATTATACTTACAGCACCTGAAGATCCTGCAATTGATCCCCACTGGACGCCATCATACAATTCAACCCGCTCATCATTGGTATTGTATCTAATCATACCTAACAAGCCAGTTACTGGTCTATCAACTGTTGTTCCAACTGGAATAACAAATCCACCAGCGTCTGATACATCAATATACCCAGTTCCGGTAGTTTTTAACTTCAACGGAGCAGATATAATATTAGTTATCGTATTTCCTTGGAATCTGAAGTCTTCAATCCTTATACTACCATTTCCATTGGCATTTAGGATTAAATCCTGGTCAACTCCTGTGGTTGTTAGTGTGTTTCCACTGATTTCTATATTATCAACCACCAATTTTGTAACGTCAAATCTAGAAGAATTAACGTTTGCAACAAGTGTATTTGCCGCATAAAATCTTATTGTGTCATCATCATTTCCTGGTGTAAGTTCTGCTGTGATGTATGTGTCCTGGTCAAGGTCATAAACACCTGTCAATGCTATCCAATTAGAGCCATTATAACCTTCAAAAACATTCGTCTGGGTGTTGTATCTCATCATACCCGCTACTGGAGATGCAGGTCTTTGTGCTGTGTTACCAGATGGAATTCTGATCGATCCAGTACCTGCTACTTTGAAAACTGAACTTGCTGGATTAATAATAAAGTCACCAGATGTATTCGTAATAGTGTCACCTGAAGCAGTAAAGTTTTCTAATGTAACACTACCAGTACCACTTGTACGTAAATCTAAATCTGCGTTTGTGTCTATTGATTCAATTTTATTTCCAGTAATTCTTACACTGTCAACAATTGCCTCGTTAGCAAAAAGTTTATTCCAATTTTTTGTAGATGAACCAATGTTGTATAAATTATTTGTTGCTGGGATTAAGTCAGATGCTATACCCGCCGATATTGTAATATTATCTGTTGTTTGATCACCGATCGTTACATTACCACCTATTGTAATGTCTCCACCAACATCTAAATTTCCTGTGATGTTTACATTATCGCTAAACGCAACTGTGTCAGTAAATGAATCTAAATTTAAATTTCCTGAAGTAGTTGTAATTGTGTTACCACTAATTTTTACATTTCCTGATTGAATTTCATTTCCAGAAATAGTTGTAACATCAGAACCTGTAGTAAATGTTAAAGTTGAATCAACATCAATATTTAAATCTGCACTTGTGAAACTTACTTCTCCAGTTTGTTGGTTTACGCTGAATTGATCACCAACTCTAAAGTCACCTCTATGGTCAACAGAACTAAAAAATATTTTTGCTCCATTATTTGCTACAACTTCGTTTGCTTGAATTACTGTTGCCGCATCATTGTCTACTTCATAATCATTTCCAATGTATGCAAAGTTGTGACTTATCAAATACATTTTTACACCAACACCATCTCCTTTTACTCCAAATCTTCCATAGATAGAAGCAGATGCTATTGATCTAACTTCCGCTCCAAAGTCTGTGTAATCAACAAGTGTAAATGATGTTGCAGTTGCACCTGCAGAAGTTCTAATGTCTTGTGCAATTAAATTTGTGTCTAAGAAAGTTGTAGATGCATTGTTTCCATTAAAGTTTGCAACTAATTTTGTGTTTGCATTTCCAACTGCTTCTGTTGTTGGTGCTGTGAAATTTCCTGTGTGTAGTGCTTGACCTTTGTACACTCTTAAAGCATCGATATAGCCATTCCAACCATTTGTGTTTCCAAAGTTATTACCTATCACAAAAGGTTTAGCATTGGCAAAATCCGCTGAAGCACTTGCACTTCCAACGCTTGAACCATTGATATAAACTGTGATTGTGCCACTGCTTCTAACTATTTCACAATGCGTCCATACTGATAAATTGAAGCCTTGTGATCCCGTAATTATTACCGAACCGTTTACATAAACTTTTGGCACGTTGTTTTCTACATAAAAATACAAAGCATTTTCAACCGATACGTTGTTACGCATATCAATTAGAGATGTTGTTTGAACTGCATTAGGATACGCCCAGAAGTCTATAGTAAAGTCTCCTGTGCCAAATCCAAAGTCTGCGTTTGTGTTTATTTTTGCGGCGTCGCCTACGCCATCTAATTGTAAACTTGCCGAACCAAACTTTTTAGTTGTTGTGTTTAATTTTGCATCACCGATCGCTTGAATAGTTTTTCCATTCTGTTCAGCAGGTAATTGGAAACCTAAAGATTTTCCATTTATAAAAATTTTATCTCCATCAACCGCCGCAATAGTGCCTGATGCCAACTGGTTACCTTGTGTATCGTAGTAAGTTAAAACCTGACCTTGTGCAAGTGGTGTACCTGAAAAGCCACCAACTTTTAATGCAGTTTGTCCTGCACCTTTTAATCCTAGTGTGCCGTCATAAGCATTAATGCTCGATAGTGCAAAATATGTAAATGAGTTTAACCATTCTATTCTAACACCATTTGTAAGTGTGATTGCATCCACACCTGGTGTGATAAATGTTGCATTCTGGAATAAACAACTTGCTTCATTACTGTTTGGCGTTGCAAGTTCACCATCAAAGAATGCACCTCTTCCAGCATCACCTGATAAAAATCCTCTTGGATCTGCCGCAGTTGTTGTTGAACCTTGTGTAATTACTGTGATATTTCTTATGTAAGGTGATCTAGATGTAACTTGGTAACCAGTACTATCGTCATTACCAGTTGGATTAAATCTAAATGCGTGTCCTTCGTTTGCAGAACTGTTGTAATAAAAACCTGTAATTGTAATATCTTCAATTGTTACTTCACCATTTAGTATGAAAGCATCTTTTGTATTTGTTGAACCAGTTGGTTGAATTGTTACCGCTCTTAAACCATCACCTCTCAGAGACACACCCGTTGGCATTGTTAAAGGAAATGCTTCTGTGTATGTACCTGGATAAACGTGAACGTGATCACCTGCAACGCAAACAGACAAAGCCTGTTCGATTGTTGCGTAGGGATCATTTTGGTGAGTTCCTGAATTACTGTCGCTTCCGTTTGTAGCAACGTAAATCACTTTACCTGGACGTGCTGTTAAGTTCAATCCTTGTACAGTGATGTTACCAGATAGTGTTAAATTGTCAACAGTCAAGTTGTTTGCGTATGCATTATTCCATCTTTTTGTTGCACTACCTAAGTTATAAGTGTTGCTTACATCAGGTATTAAGTTGGATGCCACATCGGCATTAATTGTTAATGAATCTGTGTCTTGGTCACCAATTGTTATGTTACCATCTGTCCTGATATTACCAGTTGCATGGATATTACCGTTAACTCTTGTGTCACCATAGATGTCAACAGTACCAGTTCCGCTGGTTACGATTTCAAAATTTTGATTTGAATCTGTGGCTCTAATTGTGTTACCACTAATTATTAAGTCATCTACTTGTAGATTATTGTTGTATAAGATTCCATCAGGTGCAGATAAGTTCAACTGATTTGCAGTTGTTGTAATACTGTTGCCTGATATTGTGATATTTCCAACTGTGACTTGACCAGTTGCTTCTAAATTTGTTGTACGTGCTGTACCGTTTACATCCAACGGATATTGTGGAGTTGCGGTTTTTATACCGACCCTGTTGTTATTAACATCAATGTATAACAGGTTTGTCTCAAATGCCAAATTCTGACCTTGTCTCAGAAGATTTGACTTTAAGAGTTGACCCGAAATTCGACCAACGGCCATTGTTTACTCCTTTTTTAGCACGGGGATCTTGTCCCTCTAACACAGATTTTCACCTAACACTGTTCGCTAGTTCTTCGCCGGTTAACCACGGTTTGTCCTGGTATATCTGGTCGGATACACCATTAATACTATTTATTAAGATTTTGGTTTTATATTATATTGCTATAATAATATATTAGTTTAATATTAGGTTGTATAGGAAATTTAACTCCTGAGCAAAGGCCTCTGTGACCGTTATTTCTTGTAAACCTGTTGCTGATTTCCATTGTGTTCCTGTGTATACTTCTAATGTTGAATTTGTTGTGTTCCACCATAATTCACCCTGTCTGGCTGTCTGTGCGTCTCGTGTTGCCTCGTCCCCTGCGTGACCTTTATATGCTTGGGTAGTTTCAAAGTGTATTACTCTGTTTTGTTTTGTACCAGTACCAGTGAATACCATATCACTATTTGTTCCTGTAACTAATAATTCACTGCCTTGCATTTCAAATTGTGAGGTATCTAAGAAAACTTTTCGACCTCCACTTGCAACAAGTGCCGCTTCTTCACCAGGTGTGCTTACAGTAATTTGATTACCATCGATAGTAAATTTGTCTTGTGAACTAAATTTAGGAACCGTTAAATGTCCGGATCCGTTGATTGTTCCCATGTTGTTACCCTGTGAAAAGAAGGTAAATTCGTTGTTGGATAGATCCACTTTTGTATCTAAATCACCATCTCTTATTCCGCCTAAAGGAATATTACCAGTGGATTGAACCTCAAATTCATTTACATCTGTATTGTATCTAATTGAATTTTCTGCCACAGGTCTTTGTGCAGTTGAACCTTTTGGCAGTTGTATATCTTGTAATCCTGTGAAACTTAAACTTCCTACACCAACACCAAATCCTACGTCATTTGTAGGAGTTGACGTAATTTCAGTTTTAAATCTTAATTCTTCAAGATTTACAGAACCCGTACCACTACCACGTAAATCTATGCCTGCGTTTGTGTCAGTAGTTTGGATAGTAGAATCTTTAATTTCTATGCCATCTATTTGTGCTAATTCAAAATTTGCTGTACGCCATTGTTTGTTTGCACTTCCTAAATTACTTGCTGTATTACTGCTTGGTAAAAGATTGTCAGTAAAATCCATTGAAAAATTAATTGTATCTCCTGGTGCGTCACCAAAGTTAATACCACTGCCGGCAATAGTTGCGTCACCACTTACAGTAACATTTTGATTCATTTGTGCGTTTGCGTTTATATTTGTTGTACCTGCCGAATCAATTGTTAATCCATTTTGTAAAGTAGAAATTGTGTTATTTGCAATTCTAAAATTTGGAACATCAATACCAGTAGCACTAATAAATGTTGTTGATCCAGGTGTTCCAACAGTTAAAGTTGAACCTGTTAAATCTAAGCCTGTTACATCAATGCTTGTTGTACCTTTACCTAAATCAACTATAAAATTTTCACCTACTCTAAAATCGCCGTCTTGGTCTTGACTTACGAAATGCACTTTTGCATTGTTTGTTGTGATTACTTCATTGTCCTGATTAATTATATCTGTTTCGTTTTCAACATTTTTACCTGTGCCAACATATGCAAAGTTGTGACTTATTAGATATGCTAAACAACCGTTACCATCTGCAACTACACCTTGATTACCGTAAATTGTTGCACTTGCAATTACTCTCGCTTCATTCATTGTGCCTTCTGTTACAGCATTAGATGTGGCACTTTTGAATAAGTGTGCTGTGACATTGCTTGATACTCCAACGTTACAAGTAAATGATGTGGCAGTAGTTGCCGTGATTGTTACTTTTTTACCTGAGTAAGGGTCAGTTGATCTTGGATAAGTGTGATCCGTTTGATGATTGTCTTGAGCACACGTAAAAGTTAAACTGTTATTTGCTATTGTAACACTTTCACCTACTCTCATAGTGTGATTTCCAACAGTCAATGACATCACTCCAGTCACCGGATCATAAGATCCTGCTGTTGGTGTGTATTGATTTAATGAGTGTTGCATATACAAACCTCTGTTTGCGAAGTAAGTAAAGCAGTCTATAAATTCTATTCTTGATCCATTTTTTACTGTTACAGCATCTACTCCTGGTGTAATAAATGTTACACCATTGAAAAGCATACTTGCTCTTGGAGATGCTGTATCTAAAACATTTGCATCTAGCAAAGCACCTTTACCAGCATCACCCGAATCAAAACCTCTTGGATCAGATGCTGACGTAGTTTCACCTTGTGTTAACACAGTTACGTTTTGCACGTAAGGTGATTTAGAAATTATTCCAGCATTTGTAGAAAATCTAAAAGCATATCCTCGGTCCTGAGTTGAACTGTAATTGAAATTTGTTACAGTTAAATCTGAAACCATAGACGCATTGTTCATTACAAAAGCATCATTGAATCTGTCTATCACATTAGGTTTGACGATACATGAACGTATGCCGGATCCTTTTACTGTGACATTTTCAGGCACTTCTAAAGGAAATTGTTCTATGTATGTTCCTGGTAAAATGTGTAATTCATGTGGTCCACCGGAACTTTCTTGTATGTAATTTAATGCGTGTTTGATTGTACCGAAGGCAAAGTTAGGATGATTACCTGCTAGGTTGTCGGCACCATTAGTACTTACGTACCATTTATTTTGAATACCTAAGTTTACTCTTACACCTGCCAATGAAATCGTGTTATCAACTGTTACATCGGTCAACCCTGTCATGGATGCTACTCGCACATCTCCCCAACGTTTGCCATTTGCACCTAAATCGAAAGTAAGTGTCTGATCAGGTATTAAGTCTGAATTAATGTCTGCACCTACGACTAATGAATCGTCCGGACTGTCTCCACCCAAGAACACACTGCCGTCAAAAGTAATATCACCTGTTGCATGAATAC